GGAAAGTCGCTTTATTATGAGTTAAAAGATTATGTTGATACCTTGTATCTATATGTAGTTAATAATAATGAAGGTACTATTCCGTGGATAAATTTAGATATGAAGTTATGGAATGCTTCTGAATATCATGCAAACAAAGTTTGGTCATTTGCTAAATTAGAAAAGGTAAAAAAGAAAAAGAGGAAGCGAATAGCTAAAGAAAAATAAAACTTATAATGTCAAAACCTAAGAAATATAAATTACCATATTTGGATAACATTATAAGTGCTACAAAGTTCTTGGCTTTATTTGTAGTTGATTACGTTAAAAGAAATCCTAATTGATTGTTAATAAGTTGTTAATAACTTTTGAATAAAAAGTTTCAAATAATTTTTTTTATTTGATTATTATTTTTATATTTATACTATAATTAAATAATCAAATTATGAAAACTACATTAACCCAAAGATTAAAAGCAAAAGCTAAAAGATCTTCTGAAATTCAATTAGAATTATCCGAACAACACGAACTTACACAGTTCAATAAATCTCTTTCTCGTTTCACTAACTCTTTCGAAAATGTCAAGGAATTGCAAAAACTGTAAATCTCCAATACCGGAAGGTAGATTGGCGATATTACCATTTACACAGACTTGTGTAAACTGTTCAACCACTCAAAAGGTTGGAGGTCATACTATAATTTCAGGAAAAAACACTTATTCTGAAGTTCAAATTGTTGACCAGGAAACTGCTCAAAATCTAGCTAGAATGCAATCGAGAAGTACATTCGGTGTAGCATCTGGAGTAAAATTCAAATTTGATTCAAGAAAAAATTAGTATCATATAAAAAATAAAAAACATGATTTACAACGCTGTACATGAATCTTCAATGATTCAATCATCTAAGTATGACACCAACACTTTGGAATTGTCAGTAACATTTAACAATGGTTCTGTATATAATTACCAAGGAGTTGTTGAATCTGATTATAATGCATTTGTTACTGGTGAATCTACCGGTGCTGCATTTAACGCTCACATTCGCAAGTATGCAGGAAATAAAATTATAACAGAAGTTAATGGAGATAACCTTAAAGGTGACTCAGAATTATTATTAGGATAATATGAAATTAGAAAAAGAAGAAGTAGAACAAATCCATGAAATCATATCAGAATTTGCTAAATTGCACGATGAATTTGATATGTATGAATTTCAATTAGAGGAAATGCAAAAGAAGCAATCTGATATATTGGAAAATCTAACTGCGGTTAATGAAAAGATTACCGTTCTCAGAGAAAAAGAAATGAATTTGATTGAAGATATCAAAGCTAAATATGGCAATGGTTCTTTAGATTTAGAAACAATGGAATATACAAAAGACTAATGGCAGAATTTTCAAAACAATACGTCCAGAACTTTAGACCAGAGATGGGAGGTTGGGATTTCGATATCGAAGAAGTAGCAGGGAGTATAACACATAATCAAGCAGTAAAAAAGATTTGTGAAGGATTTGGCTTTACTTGGGTATCAAAGAACGATAAAGGAGAAGTTGTTTTAATTTTTCCTGATTACGAAACTGAAGGTTACACATTTAAAACTTTAGAAGAAACAATTAATACTTTTGGCAATGCAATTTAGTAACGACGAAAAGTTTAGACAGACATTCATTAATCTTGGATTTCCTCCAGGAAGAATGATATCTGGTTCTAAATCCGGATATGTAAGAAACAATCCAGATTGTGAACCTTATTTTAATGCTAGAATATGTACTTTAGGTGAAGGCATAATTTGGTGGGGTGATTTAGATCTCGCAAAAGATAGAGAATTCCTTAGTCAAATATCTTTAGAAATAGGATCCAAATTATATGTCTTAAGAGAAAGTGATGCTTGGAATGAAGTTAATGATGAACAAATTTTAAACCGTGCTTCGGCAATAATCGAATAAAGATATGATAGTAATATATGTCCTTTTCTATCTGATGATAGGTATTTTGTATTTAGCATGGTGTGCTAATTATCAAAAGGATTTTCCTGATATGTGGAATCCGATTCAACCTATAGCCTTTATAATTATTTGGCCTATTTTAATGATACTTTCTATAATTCGTTACATAAAAAATAATATCTAATTTATATTAATATGAGTAAAAATTCAACAAAAACTAGAATCGAAGCTTTGAAATCTTGGTTAATTTCAATCAGGACTAAAAAGTAAAAAAATGGGTCCTTTCCTGGATTTGACAGGCAATGGCAGTTCTTTGAAATGCAGGCAGTGTTAGTATTGGAAACACTTTAATCACCTATACAAAAGATAAATGCAAATACGTACAACGTAGAGGATATCATGAGTATCCCAACTTCTTTAACATTTAAAGCTCCTGTAGCTGTTAAAGAAGAAGCTGAGTTGCTGGTAGCAGCTTAAGCAGCAAGTCGCAATTACTTAGGAACAGAAATTTGCACTGGGAAAAACGGTTTGTAGTACCTCTTCAGAAAACACCAGAAACCGTGAGATAATATCAATACCCATTAAGATCGTCTGTAGTGTAGGTTCGCTTGACCGAGCGGTATAAAGTCAAGTAAATAAAAGAAACGCAAAACCGTTTTGAAGCATCGGATAAACTTCGAATTTTGTTGTTTTAGGTAAAATCAACTAAGCCTGTGAATGAATTTCAATCAACGATTGTTTGGACGTGGGTTTAACTTCGGACCCACTTGGTAGCGATATCAAGTTAAAAATTGGGTGAATTGCTGGAACGCTAAGTCTTATAAAGATACGCTAATCAGCAGCCAAGCACAAGATACATCTTGTGAAGGTTCAGAGACTACTGGAGAGATAAAGTTCTCTTAATAACCAGATTAAGCGCCCAACATCTCTAAGAGATGATGATATAGTCCATACTTTAATGAAAATTAAAGATTAACGCGATTCCCACAGGATCCACAAAAGCCAGTCTATTAGACTGGCTTTTTTTATTTAATTAGTTCGATTTAACGAACGTCCACGAATATATAAAATAAAATGAAAAAATGTGATATATGTGGACAATTATTCGATAATCATTCCCAATTCGCTAATCATGTAAGATGGAATCATAAAAGAAAAGAAAATACTAGTCAAAAATTTTCCGAATCTGCTATATTGCATAATATATCTAAACAAGGTGAATGGATAACAGAAGAAGTTAAATGCAGTAAACCTAATTGTGAAAACTTGGTTATCATTAAATATCGATCAAAAAAAGGACCTAAAGTAAAAAATTTTTGTTCTAGGTCATGTTCTAATAGTAGAGGTCCTAGAGATGAAAATTTTAAGAAAAAAGTTTCAGAATCTATGAAAAACCATTGGGAAATTGGAACATATTCTAATATAGATTATACATTAAATAAAAAATTCTCGTCAAAAATAGAAAGATTAATATCTGATTATTTTAAAAATAAGTTTCCTATCGATGAATGGAAAACCGGAGGTAATATAAAATGCGGAGACTATAGACTATCAAGAGATTTATGGTCTGATAAATTAAAAATATGTTTTGAATTTGATGGCATATGGCATTTTAAAGATATTAACAATCAATTAGAAATTAAACAAAAGAAAGATACCGCTCTAGAAGATTGGTGTATACAAAATGATTATCGATTAATAAGGTTACAAGATGGATTTTATGATAATATAGAAAAAATCCTTTTTGAATTAGAAATCATAATATATAAAACAAATACAAAAATTGTTAAATTAGGTGAATTATATTAATAAAAAGACTTAAAAGATTTCGGTGCAACGTAATCAACGGTAAGTTAGTCTTCTTACCTTTTTAGAGGTTGGCAATCCGCTATAAAACTCTGGTTTCCTCTTATGCTTCAGTGGTGGAATGGTAGACACGCTCGTTTAAGGGGCGAGTGCCGAAAGGCGTGAGAGTTCGAGTCTCTTCTGAAGTACGCTCAATACGTTCATAAAAAAAAATTAAAAGACATGGACACAACATTAAACTTTGTTTTAGGTTCGGTAAGTTCTCTAGGTGTTATTCTCTTAGGGTTCAATATTTATACGATACTTAAGATAAACAAAAGAATAAAAGAATTAGAAAAGTTACCTCAACTTATTAATACTTTAGAAGATCAAGCTAAAGGAGATTTCAAAGCAACTCATCATAGTATAGATTCATTAAGAACTATATTGTCTAATGAAATTGGAAATTTAACATCTGGATTGAGATCTTATATTGATAGTCGGTTAGATAAATCGACTAGTAATATTGCAAATGAAATTGTTGATCTTCGAAAAGAAAATCACGAATTAAGAAAATTGGTTGAAGAAATTGCAACTGATCATTCAGAAAGAATTTCAGTTCTTGAAACTCACAAAAAAATTGATGACGATAAAATCGTACAAATAAACTCTTAAAATCCTAGAACGTATTGAGCAAGGCAGTCGAAAGGCTGCCTTTTTTTCTGTTAATAAGTTGTTAATAACTTTTGTAAAAAAATGAACCAAAAGTTTTTTTCTTACCAATTAATGTATTATATTTATACTATAATTAATTAATCAATTATGCGAAAGAAACGATCCGATAGAAACCACATCATTTACAAGATTACAAATCAAGTAACCGATGAAATTTACATTGGTATTACACAATGCATAGGACGAGCAATTCTATTCTCGATTAAAAAACGTTTCGCTCAACATGTTAGTCGAGCAACTACTCAAAATTTTGAATGGTCACTTTGTAATTCCATTCGCCAATATGGTCCTAACAATTTCAAAATAGAAGTTGTGGAAGTGGTAAGAGGTAAATCTACCGCTCACTCACGAGAAGTTGAATTAATACATGAGTTAAAACCTCACTTGAATGTTTCATCTAATAAACAATTACAATATGAAAACAATTAATCACAACGGTTTTGAATTAACCGCACACTTTGCAAAATACCAAAACGGTCAAGTTGCAATCAAACTAACTGATAATGCTGATGGATTTCCTTATGCCACCGCAACCGTTTGTGTTGAAGATGACCTTTTAAATGAAGGTGAAGTTGCAATCAAAGATTATTCTGAAAATGAAGGAATACTTCGCTCACTTATTGAATCCGACATCGTCGAGCCTCCTCACGCTTTCATTCAATCTTCATTCACTAAAATTCCAATCTGTAAATTAATTTAATATGGAAAAATTATTTGGAGTATCAAAAACAATGACTTATGTTATTATAGGTTCAAGTTTAATTTTCACTATGGGAGTAATTAATTCTTTTGTTAATCATCGAGAAAAAACACACTATCAAATTAAATCACCAGACGGTACATTCTTTCTAACAACCGAAGTATTTGAATCTGATGGTTGTGTCACTTTCATAGATGAATATAAAGCAGAAACTAAAGTATGCGGAAGCTACGAAATCAAAAAAATATAATTGTTAACAATCTTAAAATCTTCGCTTTAATATCATACATAAAAAAATAAAAATGAAAACATTTAAAACTTTTTTTGTTGTTTGCTCGGTCATGCTTATATGGGCTTACGTTACATCCATTATTACTGATTATATTTTTAATAGACCAATGGATCAGATAATTCAAATGGTCTTTTCTTTAGCTATATTAGCTTATTCCTATTTTTGCTTTTATTACATTTATAAACTTTTATTTAATCACATAAAAAACCAAAAATCATGAACACTTATTTTGAAGTAGATGGAGTCGTTATGCAAGTCAAACTTGAAATTGAAGGACATCCAACAATCGTTGACGTTGCATATTCAGGTAATACTGAAAATGGAAAAGAAATTTTAGAATTTGAATATGCTACAATTTCTGTAGATAATAAATTCAATTCACAAAAAGAAGCCGAATTTAACAAAATGTTAGAAAACGGTTTAGAGGAAAGAATAGTTCACTTTTTAGTAGATCACTATAAAGAAACTTCTATTAATTTCTCACCAAATGAATATCAATTTTAATTAGTAACTTTTAAAACCAAAAACATATATGATTACAATTATTTTATCAATTGCTGCATTAGCGTTTGCAGCTTACAAAATCGTTACTGGCGTTCGACAAATTGAAGATGCTGGTTATAATGACAAAGATGCAAAAGGTATCGGAAGACGTTCGGTCACAATAGGAATCATTGGTGGTGTTGCTCTTTTAATTTTTGCTTTCATTCAACCATTCACAATTGAACGAGTTGATGCTGGTCACGTTGGAATCAAAGTGAATTTAACTGGTGATTCAAGAGGTGTATCAAAATATGAATACAAAACTGGTTGGGTAGTCTATAATTCTTGGACGGAAAACCTTTATGAATTCCCAACATTTCAGCAACATATCGAGTTTGAACAACAACAAGTAATCACTCGTGGTGGATTCCCTGCAGATATCAAACCTACATTCAATTACTCTTTAAAACCAAATACCGTAGGTGATATGTTCGTAAACTTAAGATTACCTATTAAGGAAGTGGAGCAAGGTTGGTTAAAGAATGCAATCGTTGGTGCTGTGAATGACGTAGCTAATACATGGGAAGTGGATTCAATCTTTGGACATAGACAAGCATTTGAAGCCGCAATCGTTAATGAATGTAACTTAAGACTTTCTAAATGGTTTACGGTTTCACAAATGAGATCAAATATCATTCCACCAGAGCCTTTACAAGAAGCTATCATTGCAAAAACTAGATCGGTTCAACAAGCTGAAGCATCAAAACAACAAGCAATTGCGGCTAAAGCTGACGGTGAACGTAAAGTTGCGGTAGCTAAAGCTGACTCGGCAGAATCAATTATTAATGCGTCTGCTCAAGCTCTTGCAATTCGTTTGAAACAAAAGGAGTTAACACCTAATTATATCGAATACAAGAAAATCGAAAAATGGGATGGACAATTACCTACTACTATGACCGGTAACTCAGGATCCTTTATTAATATCAAGTAAGTTTTCATAATCAACATATCAATTGAGCCAGTCGAAAGATTGGCTCTTTTGGCGTATAAAATGTTAATAACTTTTTGAACAAACAGTTTTTTATTCCCAATTAATTTATTATTTTTATACTATAAACTTAAATAAACAAATTATGAAATGTACTCGATTCAAATCGCTAAGAAACACAAAACCAGAACAAGTTGTTTCTTTAACTGAAGTTTTAACTGAAATTGCATCAGATAAATATAAATCTCAAATTGAAGCAATTCGTTCTCAGGAAAATCCTTCCAAGTCTCCTTTAAAGGATAAACTTCCGGTATTCACACCTACAGGTATATTCAATTATCGTTCATTAGCTGGATTAGAAGATTACAATGGTTTAATGTGTTTGGATATCGATCACGTCGAAGATCCTACATCCCTTAAAGAAAAATGTAAAAAACTAAATTATGTCTATGCAGCATTCATTACACCTTCAGGCAAAGGATTAAAAGTAATGATTAAATCACCAGCAACTTCTGAAAACTATCGTGAAATTGAAGCTAAGGTTGCCGAAGCATTTTCACATGATACTGGTGCAATCCGCGACAATCATTGTAAAGATATCGCTCGTATTCAATTCGTTTCTTACGATCCTGAATTATACATCAATGAAAATTCAACAATTATTCACATCTAAAATTTACATAATATGTCAAAAAGTGCAATTCAAACAGACAAAACCGTAGAGCAATTAATGTTCATTCGAGGAAAGGTCCGAGAATATCTTGAAAAATACGGACAACATTATATACAAAATTTTGAATTAATGTCTGATGAAGATCAAGACCATATTGTTAGTATTGGAACTTCAATCATAGGAACTCGATTAGACATTGGATTTCCTGGAGGATCTTTCGTTCAATCAATTGTAAATAATGATTTAAGAGGATCATTTGCATCCGCTGATTCCGTAAATGCTAATAGTATTCGCTTCTATGTTATGATGATTTATAACTTAAACCTTGAAGGTTTGTACTAAAGTTAAATTTCTTTCATAAAATTAATAATTAAAAAATATTATATGGAATTAAAAGATTTGATAAAAGATCTTCTAGTAGAAATTGTAGAAATCGAAGAAATGATTAGATTACGAGTAGAATCTAGTGATTTACCTGAAGATTACCAAGAAGATCCATTTACATTAGATGTAACATTTGAGGATTCAGAATTGAATCAAATGCATTCTTACGATTTAGGTAGAATGGAAGCTTTTCAAGAAATTGTTAGAGAATTAAAAAAAATAAAAAAATAAGTTTATGAGTTACATTATTATTAAGCATGTAAAACGTACTACCGGTGCAGTAGTTCCAGTTGTTATGTTAGATACTGATCATGAAGTTCTTGAATTTTCTATCCGAGAACAAGCAGAACAAATGACTTCTTTGTTACAAACTAACACGGATTCTGGTCATAAATATGAAATAAAAGAAATCAAAGGATGAAACCTGAAACAGCAGAATATTTAGCGATTATTAAATCAGTAAGGAAATTAATAGAGGAAGAATCAAAGCTGGTTTCCGAAGTTGTAATAATGAGAATAAAGGCTAATTCATCTCCGGAATTATTAAAGTCTAATATAGCATCTCCGTACGAAAGAACCATGGATCTTATGGACGTTGAAGCTATAATAGAACATATATTTGATATGGGTAGATTAGATGCCTATAAACTTTTGTATCAAGAATTAACTAAAACAATAAATAGCATAGAATATGAAGACAAAATTAGCCAGTAAATCAAGAATTATCCTAGTAGGTAAAGCTGCTTCAGGTAAAGATCATTTGAGAAAAACTTTAGAAGGAAGAGGATTTAAGTATGCCGTCTCGTTTACAACTAGACCGCCTCGTGATGGAGAAATCGACGGTAAAGATTATTTCTTTGTGGATGAATTCGAATTCAAGAACCTAATAGAACAAAATTTCTTTTACGAATATGTTTCTTTTAACGGATGGTTCTATGGAACATCTAAAGAACAGTGGTACGATACAGATGATATTTTCATCATGACTCCTGGTGGAGTAAACAAAATAAAAACTGCGGATCGCAAACAATCATTCATTATTTATCTTGATATTCCTATTGACATTCGAAGAGAAAGATTAGCAAAAAGAAATGATGCAGATTTTGCAGACCGAAGAATAGAAGCAGACGAAAGAGATTTCGAAAATTACACTGATTTTGATATAAGAATAACCGATCATAAATTTTAAAAATGGAAAAAAACAAAGTATGGGAGCCTTTAGTATTTAGGCCAGAAATGCCAGCAAACTGGAAATGCATGGAACAACGTTGGAGTTGTAGATATGGAGAAGTTACATTTGCAAGAAATTGTAAAATACATCATTTAGGAGATGACACTCAAATTTGGATTGTGTTTAATGAATTCAATCCTAACCATTGGGCTAACGAAAACAGAGGATATATGTATTCTGTAAGAGGAGGAAACAATGCCCAACCTAACTCTAAATTAAAATTCTTTAACCGTCTAAAAGATGCAGAGAATTATGTTATCTATTTAGCAGAATCAACTGACAAGTGGATAAAACAAATAAATTCAAAAGAGCATATAGATCAATATAATGCTAAAATTGAAAATATAAAAAAATTATCTAAAAGAAAAAATGAGTACTAAAAACAAACACAAAATTTTAATTGTAACTCATAGCTCGCCTAATGGTTTAAATCAAAGACAAGTTATGGAATGTGCCAATGTAATTGGATTCACAAATCATGATTTAAACATTCAATTAGATCCAACTACCGTAGACCGAGAAGCAATTGAAAGCGCGGACAAAATCATTATGGTTGTTCCTGAATGGAATAGCTCTTTTCCTTGGACCTTCAAAAAAATGATTGATGATTCAGGTTATCCTTCAGCATTCGAAGGTAAACCTGTATTCCTTGTAGGAACTTCACATACTACATTTGGTAATATCGTTGGATTGAATCACTTAGCTCATATCTTAGATTGGTTAGGTGCACCAACACTTGAAAAGGTTTGTATACCTTTTATTCAAGAAAAATTCGCAAATGATGATATTAAAGTTGATGAAAGATTAAATGAAGCTTTGATAGGATTTGCAAATTGTTAATAACTTTTTAAAATTAGTTGGTATAGAATTTTTTTATACCAACTTTTTTTATTATATTTATACTATAATTAATTAATCAAACTATGAATATCAAAGATCTCGAAAACAATTACCTTCTAGCTAAACAAAAATACTACGAAGGAAATCCGATTATGTCTGATTACGAATTCGATTATCTCGAAGATCAATTAAAATTAGCAGAATCTCAAGTAGTTAACATTGTAGGTTCTCAATCACTTAAAGATGCTAAGTTTCACCACTTATCTCCAATGCTTTCTTTAAACAAAATTCAGGTACACCACAACATACCTTTTCCAACTAACAAATTTAATTCTTGGTATTTAGGTTCTAAAATATCAAGCACTCCACTTGAAGCATCTCCTAAATTCGATGGATCTTCTTGTAATTTAATTTACGAAAATGGAAAACTCGAATGGGCTCTTACTCGCGGTGATAAAGAAAAAGGCCAAAACATATTTGATAAAATGAAATTAATTGTACCAAATACAATTAACATCAAGGATAAAGTCGAAATTCGAGGTGAAGTAGTTATTCCAGTAAAAAAATTCGAAGAAAAATATGCATCCATATACAAAAATCCTCGTAATTTCGTTGCTGGTATTCTAGGTCGAGACGAAATCGATTCAGAAATTATTAAAGATTTTCATTTCGTTTCTTTCGAAGCTCGTATACATACGGAAAAAGATTTCTATCACCATTCATATACAGCTACATTCTTAAAGGAAAATGAATTTATCATTTCTCCTAAAGTTGCAATTTTCGATTATACTGATTTTCAAAAGGTTTATACTGAATTTGCAAATTATCGTAAAACCGCACCTTACCAATTAGATGGTATGGTAATTAAATTTAACGAATACGAACGTAATAGAATAGGTGAAACTTCACACCATCCTAATTGGGCAATGGCAATTAAATTTCCACCTATGGAATCTATTGCTACTATTCGAAATATCATTTGGTCACCTGGAGTATCAGGCGAATTTACTCCTATTGCAGAATTAGATCCAATCGATTTAGACGGAACAACAGTTTCTAACGTTAATTTACACAACTATGGAAATGTAATTCGTCAAGGTTTATTTCCAGGTGCTAAAGTAATTGTGGTTAAATCTGGTGATATTATTCCTATTGTACAAAAGGTAGTAGAATCAGTAAATGATGATATTGAAAAATACATACCAACAACTTGTACTAAACCTGAATGTAATATTGAAGTTCAAGGTGAAATACATTTAGTATGTACAAATCAAAATTGCGAACATCGTTTAATCAACAAATTATCTAGAGGAATGGGTTGCTTTTCTATGCGAAATGTTGCTTCATCTACTATTAAAAAATTATTTAAAGCTGGATTCACCGATGTAATTGATATTTTTGATAATACAAAATTCAACGAATCCGAATTAATTAAATCTGGTGAATTCAAAAAAGGTAGACAATTAGAAATTTTAATTAATTCAAGAAACAATCCAGAAAACCAAATCACACTTCCATTAATTATAAATGCGCTTTCTTTCGATAATCTTGGAAGTTCAATAGCAAAACAAGTCGCTAAATTAATTGAAGGTGAAACACCAGACTGGTCCGGTTTATCTTCCGCTTGTTATTTACCATTTTTAAATTCAAATGGAACATTAAATACAAATTCTGAATCTTACCTTCGAGTAATGAAATTTGTAAATATGATTGAATCTAATGGATTCAAAATACATAAAGAAGAAAAGGTTATCATTTCAAAAGATTCAATTAAATATGAACTTACTGGATCACCTAAAGAATTTGGATTTAAAACAAAATCAGAATTTACAGATTTATTAAAAACACATAATTATGTACATACCGGATTGGATTCTTCTACCAATATTCTTATCACTGATGATATTAATTCATCGTCTTCTAAAATGGCCAAGGCGAAAAAATTAGGAGTTGAAATAATGACTTACGATCAAGTTTTAAGTTTGATTAAATAGTGGTAGATATATATAAAAATAATTAGTATATGAAATTCTTAAAGTTTGAAGAATTTATAAATGAAGAACTAAAAACTAAGGAAATAGATGCTTCTAAATTCCAAAATCCTGGAATAAAGAATGATAGGGCTTTTTTTATAAAAGGAAAACTAGACGGAAATCCTAATGATGATGTTGTAATAAACAAAAAAGTTGGAATTCCTGCTAAGTCTTTAAAGCCTTCACAAAAAGAAGTATATTTAGGTAAAGCTCTTGATATGGCGATTCGAGGTTATTACGGCGGAGATTTAGGTTCAATGGTTTCTTCTGATGGACGTATAATAGATGGACATCATCGTTGGGTAGCAACTCTTTTTAACGATCCAAATATGAAACTTATTTGTACAAAAGTAGATCTTGTTATAGGTGATTTAATTCCAGTCTTAAGACAGGCTGGTGATGTCCTAGGGAATATCAGAGGAACAAAACCTGAAACTGGAGATATAGATGTATTTTCTGCTACAATGAAAGATGTAGAAGATTGTATTTACCGAGGAAAGAATATGGATCCTGTTAAATGGAATCGAGAAAATGCAGAAATGTGGTATCAATCTAATAAGTCAACCATTGAAAAAGCTTTGTCTATAATAAAGAAAAATTTGCCACCTACTGATGCTCCAGAAAGAAGTGAAATGCCAAAAATAAAATCAAATCAGGTAGAATATGTAACTAACACTTTATCAAGTGGAAAGATTGATATTCGAAACCCTTATGCAAAATAAATTAAAAAATGAGTACTTTACAAAGACTAAAAAATAGTTTAGGTATTGATAGTCAAATATCTCAATTAATATCTAATACAAATCCAGGAATTGATTCAATTTCAGAAGTGTATCAAGCACTATATGAATTACACCAACAAAGCGCTTTAGCTTTAGAGGAATTAGAAATGCAAATAACCGGCATAACCGGAGGTTATACTGGTCCTCAAGGGATTCAAGGTGTTACTGGTCCACAAGGAGAACCTGGTATACAAGGAGCTACAGGACCTCAAGGAATCCAAGGTGTTACCGGTCCACAAGGAGAACCAGGTATACAAGGAGCTACAGGAGAAAAAGGTGCAACCGGAGAACAAGGAATTCAAGGTGCTACCGGTAGTAATTTTATTCCTGAATTAAGAGCTTCTGAAACATTTAGAGGCCAAACTCATAGAAATAACTCAACTACAATAGACACTTACGGTGGTATTACAACATCAACAACCGCTTCAAACTTGGCTCAATCGGTAGCTATTACTACATTTGCAACTCGTCATATAAGATTGAGATATTATGCGTCAGTGGTTTCTACCGGAAGATATACTGGAGTTAGAGGATCAGCTCAACAATTCTGGTCTATTACCGGAGGTTTCCGATATGTATGTGATTTTATCATATCTGATACTTCATTCTCAGGTACATGTCAAAATTTCTTTGGACTTGGAGCATATAATGTCGATCTAAACTATGGAGGATCTTCAACATTAGCGGTTAGTTCTCTTACAAATATAATTGGTATTGGTAGTGATGCTAGTGATACAAATTTACAAGTGATTTATAATGACGGAACTGGAACTGCAAGTAAAATTGATTTAGGATCTTCATTTCCAGCTAATAGAACTTCAGGTGCAGCATTGACAACCGTATATTCAATTCAATTATATAACGAACCAGGAACTTCAACGGTATTATACGAAGTTATAAACCGAGAAACTGGTGCGGTAGCTCAAGGAACATTAACATCTGATTTACCTACATCGAATCAATTGCTTAATTTCTTTGCATCTAGATCGATGGGTGGAGGTGGAGGAATTACCAATTCCGGACAATTTGACTTATTAAAATTAGGAGTTTACTCTCCATTATAAAATGATTATGGAAATATTTAAGTTAACATCTTCTATTAAAGTTGAAGATAATGGTTTAGTAAACGTTTGCTTAAAACCGGAGAATGAATCAATAAAAGAATTAATAGCTACGTATCGAACATATGAAAATATTTCTTTAGCAGAAAATTCTTTGAATGGATATATACAAGAAATGACTCCTTTATTATTTAACGATTTTAAAAATATGGAGAATGTTTCAATAGAGATAAAAAATAATTTTACACTATAATGAAAAGAATAAAATCATATGATGAGTTTTTAAACGAGTCGACTATTAATGAATCTGTTAAATTCACTAAGGCAGGATTGATTGACAAACTAAAACAAAAATTAGAAATTGCTCAAATGGCAATTGATAAATGGGGTGACTCTTACGTGAATACGAAAACTCGTATTGAAGCAGCTATTAAAGCAGGTAAGGTTGGTCCAGATAGTGGTGTACTTAATGTTCAAGGAGGAGGAATTCAAGATGACTATGAAATATTTAGTGGAAGAAATTCTCTTGAATTAGCTGAGCAATTAGCTAAAGTTTTAAAGAAATATAAAAAATTCGAAACCGAAGGTACTTCAACTCCGGCTGCAGCAGGATGGTCAGGTAATATGAGTTCTACACAAAGTGGATTCATACGAGGAGTTGCTAATAATTTAAGTAGAGGAGGTTATTATGGATTTGATAAAAATTTCATAATAGCTATTCAAATAGGTAGTGCAATCGATTCAACAACCAAGAAAAAAATAATGGAAGAAGTTTTTCCTTTATTCTATATGTTCGATGAATATAATAATGTAGATGGTGGTGTTTCTTTAACTATATCTACAGGATCTAATTACGATACAATAGGTTTAACTTGTTCTAAATATAGTTTCAATAAAGTTGGAGGAGAGAGAATAGCAAATATAATAAATGGAAATTAATATGAAAAATTTAAACACATACGAAGAATTCTTAAATGAAGGAGTTGCTTCTTTAGATTCTTATTACAAAAATTCAGAGAAATCCGTTAGAGATTCTGCTAAGAAAATCGATGCAATTCTTAATAAAGAAATTAAATCAGATTCTATTAAGAAAGAAATTTTAGATTTGATTACTGATATGGTTGAAGAATATGCGATTGAATTTCATGATAATGCAAGACCTTGGTAAAAAATTAAAAATAAAATTGAAAAATGAAAAACTTACAAACATTTGAAGAGTTCTTGAATGAATCATACAACGGCCCAGTAGCTGTGACATTTAAAGATGTGCCATTTTCACCTATTAGCAATATACTTTATTTTACTATGGATGGAAAAATGGAGGATTTAGACTTTAGAACATGGCCGGAATTTAATGATAAACCGTTTATAGCATTAGAAAAGAAATTAAAGTCCTATGGCTTTGATACGGAAATAGACATAAAAAAGAGAAAAGTGATATTAAATGGCTTTTATGAAGTTTTTGATGCAAACAATAATAATTCAAGGTTAGTGCAAACTTCTAAAAAACATACAATAGAATTTAACATTTCTAATTTTTTCTTAAAACAAGGTAAAGTTGAATATAGCGGAGATAGGCCAAATTAAAACAACCAATATGAAAAACCTATACTCATTTGAAGAATTCCTAAATGAATCTCAATCAGTTAAGGATATCGCTTATTTAAAAATTGAAGGTCTAATTAAAGGTAAGATTTTTGATGATGCAAAAAAGATTGACAGTATTTTCAAGATGAGCAAACATACTTGGAATGAAGTTATAGTTGCATATGAAAAAAATGAAGATCAACATCATATAGTAACTATAGATGTGGATGATATTCGAATAACACAACCAAAT